CCGTCGAGCCAGCCACCCAGGTCGGTCAGCACCCACGGCAGGCCGTCGCCGAACGTCATGCCGTCGACTGTGACCGTCGTCATCGCGCCACCCCCGACGAAGCGAACATCAGCCGCCGAGCCGCCGCGTCACCGATGGCCTCCTCGGACATACCGGGCTGCGGATTCACGGTGAGGTTGATCGGTCCAGCGGTCAGGGCGTCGTTCGCCCGGACCAGATCCGGGTTCACGTTCTGACCCGTCCCGACTCGAATCTCGTTGGTCACCCGCGCCAGAGTGTCCCGCAACGCCGGGATCTCCGCTTCGAGCCCCTGCCGCAGACCGGTCATGATCCAGCCACCCGCCGGGGCCAGCAGCTTCAGGTCCACCGACTTGGGACCCTTGTGATCGGCGATCCAGTCACCGAGCCCACCGACCCAGCCGGACACGTCCTCCCACTTGTCCTTCATCCCGTTCCAGAGACCCTCCATGATCGACTTTCCGGCGTCGAGGAGAATCCTGCCCAGGTTGCCCAGCGCGTCGAGCATGAGACCGGGAAGGGTTCCGAACCAGTCCCAGATGTCCGGCCAGGCGTCGACAAGTCCGTCCCACAGTCCCCCGAGCAGCTCGCCGCCAGCCTCGACCAGTTGGCCGATCCCGTCGATCAGGGCGGTGACGATCTGCGGGACGAGGTCGACGATCATCATGATCAGGTCCGGGGTGAAGTCCACCAGGGCGGTGATCAGTGACGTGAACAGTTCGATCCCTGCGTCGATCAGCTGCGGGACCATGTCGACGATGGTCGTCAGCAGATCCGGCAGGACCACGTTGATCAGGGTGTCGATCAGTGACGGCAGCATCTCCAGCAGCCCGGTCACCAGGCCGATGAACAGATCGAGCGCACCCTGCACGATGTCCGGGAGCATGTCCAGGAGGGTCGTGATGACCTGCGGCAGCACCGTCCCCAGCAGGGTGTCCAGCAGGATCGGGAGAACCTGGACAAGGCCACCGACAAGACCCATGAACAGGGTCAGCGCCGACTGGATCAAGGTCGGGAGCATCGCGAGCAGGGTAGCGATGATCCTGGGCAGCAGCGTCAGCAGCGACGTGATGAGCTGAGGGAGGATCGTGACGAGCGCCTCGATCAATGACCCGAACAGTTCGAGTGCGGCATCGATGAGATCAGGCACCATGTCGAGGATCGCGCCGATGATCTCCGGCAGCGCGGTCACGATCGCATCGAGCAGATCGGGCAGCACCTGGACAACGCCGTCGACAAGGGCTCCGACGATCTCGATACCGGCGTCCAGCAGCATCGGGATGGCTGCGGCGAGCGCTGTGACGATCACCGGGATGACTGCGACCAGGGCCGGAACGACCTGCGCGATCGTGTCGACCAGCATCGGAACCAGCGTGCCGGTGACCCACGTCACCATGTCCGGCAGCGATGAGGCCAGGGTGTCGACGATCGACGGGATCAGGGTCAGGACGGTCTCGACCAGACGCTCCTTGCCGGCCGAGATGCTGTCGAGGATGGTCTCGATGCCGCCGCCAGACAGCCACGTCCCCAGGTTGTCGATCGCCTGCTGCCAGAGAGCGACGACGCCGTCCATGCCACCGCCGGCCGCCGAGAACGTGTCGATCATCCCGGAGACGGCGGGCACCAGCGTGGTCGTCAGGTAGTTGACGACGGAGGTCACCACGGGCAGGAACAGCACGCCGAGCTTGCCCGTCAGGTTGTCCCATGACGCGCCGAGGATGCGTTGCTGGTTCGCGAGGGAGTTGGACGTGTTCGCGAAGTCGCCCTGTGTCTGCGCGGTCTGCGCCATCAGCGCGCCGTACCGAGCCTGAACCTTCTGCGCCTCGGTCAGCTCTGATCCGTCCTCGGCGATCCCGTTGGCGAATGCGAACGCCTGCACCGTGGCGGCCGACAGATCGAGGCCGTAGCGCCGCAATGGCTCCGTCTCACCGGCCAGCCCGGACTGGAACAGAGTTGCCGCCTCGGAGACCTCGACGTTCATCACCGAGGCGAAGTCGGCCGCGCGCGTGGTGATCTCGCCGAGAGTCTTCGTGACGTCCCCACCGGGACCGGCTACCGTCTTGGCGAAGTTCGAGAACTGGACCGCGAGGTTGTTGAAGTCCAGGTTCGACAGGCCCAGGTTCCCGGCCGCGGCCTTGCCCATCTCCTGGATGCCGTCCGAGGCTTCTCCGAACACCACGTTCAGGGCGTTGACCGACTCGCCCAGCCCGGACGCCTCCGTGATCGCGTCCTTGAAGACGCCGACGAGAGACACCCCGGCGGCGGCGGCGGCAAGCGGAGCGAAGATCCGCGTCGCCATGCCGGCGATACCTGTCTGCATCCCGCTACCGAACCGTTGGCCGCCGGATCGCCCAGCCTTGTCCAGCGGACCGTCGAGCTCACGGGAGATGGCCGACGCACCACCCTTGAAGGACGGCAGGAGCGCGACGTATGCGGAGGCGACCTCGGCCATCTGGCACTCACCTCCGCTATGTCGTCGGCTGTGCCTTCATGAACCGTCCCGTAGCATCCCGTGGCCTCGACTGCCGCTCGGCGTCCCCGAGCCGCTTTCGCATGGCGCGCCACTCCTCGACCGTCATGGCCGTGCCGGCGCCGAGCGCTCGCGGTTTGGTGTCCCACGGGCGCGGGTAGGGCTTGGGGTGACGACCGGCCTTCGTGTTGGCGGCCACGAATAGGTCGAGCATCTCGGCCGAGATCAGCCATTCGCGGCTCGCCGGGTGCGCCCATCCGCCGAGTGCAGCGGCCACGTGCGCGGACGGGTCGGCGGCCAGCACCTCCGTGAGCCGCCACGCCTCACCCCAAGGCATCCGGTCCGGGATGTCTGTCAAGGGCATCCCGAATCGCGACCGCCAGTCGTGCTCGAACGCTCCCCGATGCTCGTCCCACAGGTCGAGGAGCGTCAGGATTGGGGGAGCGTCGCCCCCGACATGTCTGCCGACCGCAGCCAGCGAACCACGACGTCGGTCGTCGACGCGACGGGCATCGAGTAGATCGCGTCGATCGCAGCGTCGTCGGCCCCGACCGCTTCGAGGCAGCGGAAGGCGAGTTGGATCTCGCCTATCTGCCCGCCCAGGAGTGCGTCGCGCAGGGCACGGCCGTCGAGGTTCCCCAGCGCGACGGACGGCGCCGGCAGCGAGTAGGTCTTGCCGTCGTGGTCGAACGTGAAGCCGGACGGCTTGTGATCCTGCGGGGTCCTGCGGGTCGTCGGTGGCATGCGCGTGCCTCTCTGTGTGCGCGGATGGGACGCGCGGATGGGTGGGGCACCCGCCCCGGCGTCCGCGCAGAGCACCGGGGCGGGCGGTGCGTCACGGGGTCTTCAGCGCGGTGTCCTTCACCGTTGCCGAGCCGTAGCAGGTGACCGTGCACTTGAAGGCGACGGCCTCGCCGGCGACCCAGCCGGACTCTTCCATGCCGGTCAGCTCGCCCTCGAACATCTCCCGGTGGATCAGAGCGCCGTCCAGGACGTCGATGACGAACTTGCGGCGGCCGCCCGTCGCGGAGGGGTCGATCGTGTAGGAGCCCTCGGTCACGGTCGGGGTGACGGTCGTCCCGTAGGCGAACTCGATCACGGCCAGCGAGGTCTCCCAGAGGGTGAACTCGTAGGTCCGCTTCGCCTCGGTGACCAGGGTCCTGACGACGGCGTTGTTCTGCCAGGCGGTCAGGTCCGTCGTGCTCCGGTCGGAGTTCGGGACGACCCCATCGGGGCCGATGTATCCCAGGCCGGTGAACCCGGTAAGGACGGCGGCCGCGGTCGTCGGGAAGACCGCGGTCAGGAGGCCGATGGACACCTCGCCCGAGATGCCTGTGCGCACGTTGGTGGCGGTGAGCGCCATGATGGTTCTCCTTCGTGAGTCGGGTGTGCTGGCGCACACGTGCGCCTTGGGTTACCCGTCGCCTGCGCGACGGGAATCAGAGGTTGACGCCGCGTAGCCACACCTCGGCGGTGAGGTAGCGCAGCGGCCCAGCAGCGTCGGCCACCGGATAGGCACGGGTCGCATTCGCGAGGACGACAGGCTCGCCGTCCGGCCAGTCGTTGATCAGGGCGGTGACGATCGCGGCCAATCTGGACACGTCGCCCGAGGTGGCAGCCCACACGTTCACACCGAGTCGCGCCACAGCGCGGACATCCCCCAACATCGGACCGCCATCGTCACGGACGATCACCTGCCGTGCCGGGCTGCTCGTCTTCTCCGTGGCGACCCTGACACCAGTCGTCACCGGGTCGGAATGTGCCGCCAATGATGCCGCCAGGTGCGCGACGAATAGCGCCTCGATGTCCGGGAAGACGATGCCCGGCACGTCAGTCACCCTCGCCGGACAAGGCCCGTGCCAGATTTCCCGTGCGCGACTCGACGACCAGGGCGTACGGAACGGCCGCGACGACCCGTACCACAGCACGATCTGTTGTCGCCTGCTCCACGTGGATGGAGGCTTCGTAGGCACCGGTGTCCACCGGTGCGGACCCGCGGGCGCGGGCGGCGACGCGCTCCGCCTTCTCGGTGAGCATCGCACGCACTCCGGGGCTGCTCAGCACCTCGGAGATGCCGGCGTGGTTGAGGACGATCTTCGCCATCAGCCCTCCACCTCCCGCAGCTCCACGACGAGGCCGCCCATCCCGGTCCACGGGGAGCGCCAGTCAGCCGGCCTGCCCTGCACCGTGAACGTGCGGCCCCGGATGACGAGCCGATCGCTCACCACGACGTCAGGCCACTGGTCGGCGAAGTACGCCTTCGGGGTGGTGACGACCTGCGCGCGACCGACCTCGACCGGCTCCAGCGAGCCACCCGGATCGAACGCGGCGAGCTCGGCCAGGACGGTCGTCGTGTCCGCATAGACCGGGTTGTTGTAGGCGTCGACGCCGGTCTGGGTGCGGCGGATGCGGGTGACGGGTTCGCCGGGCATATCAGATCCCGTAGATCGGGTAGTAGCCGATGTCTGCTCCGCACGAGCAGTACAGCGCCCCGAAGACGAGTGAGCAGGTGTCGGCGTGGATCGTCGCCGTGGTCGGTGCGGTGTCCACCGTGAACGCCTTGCCCGTGTTCGGGGACGAGCACACGCCTTGCAGCTGGTCGATCTCGCTCGGCCAGAACATGCCCTTGCGGGGGTTGCGGGTGTCGATCGTCTGGCCGAACGGTCCTACGGACTGCTGCTGGATCGCGCCGCTACCGGCGTCGTCCCAGCGCAGGATCGCGCCACGCAGAATCGCCTTGACGGCGGCGATCTTCGCGACCCGCAGAGCGGCTGCCTCGGGTGTCTCGTCGGGCGGGGCGGTGTTCAGTGTTGCGAGGCAGGGGGCGACGAGGATCGCTGTCGCCTCGGCGTCGGCGATCATCTCGACGGCCTTCACCGCGTCGATGGTCGCGAACGGCGCAAGGTCATCCGTCGTGATGAACGCGCCCACGTCGCCCCCTCCTCGCTACTCGGCCTGCGTCCCGGCCGCGTGGGCCGAGATCAGGACCTTGATGTCGTCCCGCTTGGCGGCCTCCGGGACCTCGATGCCGAATGAGGCGGCGTAGGCCGCCCATTCGCCACGCGAGGCGTTGCCCCTCGGTGCGCCGCCGGTGACCGCACCGATGGTGTGGAAGCCCTGCGCGAGCAGGCGTGGAGCCTTCTCGTCGGCAACGCTCACCGTGGCACCGTTCGGTGCGGTCAGCCGGATCATCAGGCGTCGACGACCGCGTTCACGATCTTCGCGAAGGCGTTCAGGTCGGCGATGCCCCAGCCGTAGACGACCTCGGCGCGGAACGCCACCTGGTTGTTCCGCTTCAGGTCGCCGCCGCCGTCCGGGTCGCCGTACGGGATGAACTCCATGCCGATGGCCCGCTGGATGCCCCAGCGGATGGCAGAGAAGTCCCCGACGATCGCCTTCAGGTTGGACGCGACCGCGGCCACACCGACCGCGCCGACCGTCCGCGAGACCGACGCCCGGTGCCCGTCCAGCTCCGAGACCTCGGTGGACAGGGTGAAGTTCGGGTACAGCTTCTGCTCGCTCGTGGTCCCGCGCGCCGTGGAGAACCCGGACGCGAAGGCCGGGTCCAGGGCCACGTCCCGCGGCACGAATCCGTCCGCGGCGACCAGGATGTCCGCGGCGTCGAGGTACGTGTACGGCTTGACCGGCGGCAGGTCGTCCGTCTCCACGACGTTCGTGGTGCCGGTGAGCACCTGCGTCATGGCCGCGACGGCGGCGCCACCCGTGGGGTTGATGCCGTGGATGATCCCGTAGTCCAGCGCACGGGACAGTGCGGGCTGGATGAGGGCAAGCACCTGTTCGACGACGGCGATCTTCTCGTCCTCGTCGGCCCACTGGACCTCGTTCGTCCACCGCACCGTCTTGTGGAACTTGAAGGGGGTGGTGGTGACGGTCGTCGGCGTGACGGTAGAACCGCCCTTGTTCGCGCCCTCTCCGACGTACTCGGCCTCGCCGATGTCGAACGTCATCGACTGGCCCGGCCCGAACGTCATCGGGATGGAATCGGACAGGGCGGCGACCGTCGAACCGGCCTGGACCTTGCCGAGCCACGGCTCCAGCTTCTGGGGCGGAAGGGTGAAACTGCTCGTGGTGAGCGTTGCCATGATGACTCCTTGGGTCAGTCGCCAC